ATGCAATTCGACATGCTCGCCCTCGTATCCGTCACCCTCGGCCCGGAAGATAACCCTTGGGTTGTCCGTAACCCCGTCACCGCGACCGTGCACGCCGTAAGCCAAGATTGGCAGCGCTGCTACGACTGGATAATTGACCACCCCGAAGCGCGATACGTCGTCATAGAGCGCCGTTGCGACTATCGACCATTCAGCGAGTACGTTGAGCACGGGTTGTTGTACAACGCGCCATGCAAGACACGTAGCCAGGCCGAACAACTCACCCTGATCTAAGGACCATTCAGTTGCCCATCATCCCCGGCATGTCAGACGAGACAGCCGCAGCCATGCTTACCGCCGAACGCGTCAAGGTAGAACGCCAGCGCCAAGACTTGCTAGCCGAAATGCGCGTCATGCAGACACGCCTAGACCAGCTTGACCAGCGGCTACACGAGATATCGCAAGGTGAGCGTGTACTGTCCAACCATGGCAGACGAGGTACTGGCCGCTATGCGTGAACAGCACGCGGCAATCCTCGCGCTCGCGCACAAGTTCTACAACGACATACGCGCGGCGAAAGCCAACGGGTACGCATTCAGCGAGCTAGAACAGCACACCGGGTTATCGCGTGGCAGTCTGCAACGCATCGTCGCGGGCGAGAATCCGCATATCCGCGTCAAATAAAGTTTCTGTTTGCGTTTAACGTACGTACTTGGTACGCTACGTTGGTAAGGCCGACACGTACCCTCCCAAAGGATCAATTCGTGAACATGCGCGACTACCCGACGGGCGAGTTGCAAGCGGTGCAAAATGCAATCGCCGCCGAACTCGCCAACCGCCAACGTCAACTTGAAATACTTGCCGACGCACTGGACGCACTGCATGCCGCTGGCGCAAACGGTGACGTACTTGACTGCCTGTATCAGGCGATTGACATCATTGACGCCAGCACGGTTGTTGATACCGCCGAGGCAGACGAACCACCCGCGCCCGAACCCGAGCTGACCAACCGTCAGAAAGCAATCGCAGATCTGCGCTCACTCGGATACGTTGCGCCAGGCTATGACCAGTTGGTGAGGCTGTACCATCGTGACGTTGCCGAGATGGAATACCTACGCGCGGAAGCGGATACACGCGGGCACATGACTAAGCGTGAGCACGCGGGTAAGTACAACGCGCGCAATCTGTGGTTCTGCAACCTGCGCGAGCTGCGCAAGTACGCCAGCGACGAAATGCTGACGTGGTTCGACACACACGGGCGCGTCACGTACCGCATGTTGCGTGACCAAATGGACAGCGGCCAGCACTACGCCGGTTCCGGCTACATCAACAACCGATAAGGGGGCAACGTGCCTAAACCCAAGGTAACCAACATCGTTCACCACAACGGGCAGACCTACACCCGCACCGGACGTAGGTACAGCCATGCCGTGGTCACGGTGTCCTCAGGCCCAAATGCTTACGGCAACCCGTCGCAGCCACTAGTGGAGTGGGCAAGCACGCTGGAGTTGGCGCAACGCAACGCGAACCAGATTGCCGGTCGTCGTGACCGTGCCCGCAACGGCACCCTGCGCGGCGGTTGGGGCGTCGAATGGCACGCCCAAATTGTCAGTATCGATGTCGTTCCAGTCGAGCACAAGGAAGGCTAGAGAATGTCCGACCGCTGCACCGCGTGCGACGCGCACATATCCGAACCACACGACCCCGTATGCCCACAGAACGACGACGAGTAGGAACCATGGCCAAACCCACCAAGAAGGATTTTGAAGAGGCCATGAATCGCGCGTATGGCGTCACCACCGACAGGTGGGGAAACGGACGCTACGGCGCGTCCAAGCGGCCCTACGGCACGTACCTCCGCAACCAGGATCGCGAAAAGTTCAATATCGATTACGAGGACTGGCTAGAGGGGAAGCACGAGATACCGCTACCCGATGAATGGCGCCAATCATGACCGGACGTGAACGTATAGAACAAGCGGCCACCGAAAACGGTTGGACAGCCGAACAACAAGACAACGACAGCCTCGTATACGTACGCGGCAACTATGGCGTGTGGGTCTACTACGGCCCTAAGGGCACCGCCACGGGAGCGATGTTCGGAACCGATCAAGTTGCAAGGACTGCAACCGGCAGGACCAATGACCCCAAGGACGTAGCCGGTCAGATAATCGCCTACCTACGCCGGAATTCCGGTAACCAGCCCTGACCCGCTACTCTGCACAGCTTTTAATCGCCAAGCTGGACCAAATTAGAAACCGACCAGGCAAAGGAGTTGGACCAACAGTTTCCGATGAATAGAAAAGTTGCTCCCGCCTGGTCGGCACCCCAAGCATAGAAGGAACCACCCATGACCGCACGCACGACATACACTCACACCATGACCGCGCCAGAACCCCCGGCAGACGCCGAACACCGCGCGACCGTCTACCAAGACGGCAAGGAGGCCTACAAGGCAGGCACGCCAGCACTGGGCAACCCACACATCCCCGCACCACCCGGAGACCTAGACGATGCCCGCGCATGGCGTGCTGGCTGGCACGTCGAACGCCGACGCGACACACACTAAGCCCGGCAGGTCCGGTAACCGGCAGGAGCGCTCCACTGTGCACAGCTTTAAATCCCCAAGCTGGACGAATCCAACTAAAAGCTCCCCCGGATGGACTCGAACCACCAACCTACGCCTTAACAGGGCGCAGCTCTGCCATTGAGCTACGGAGGAATAACACAAATGGCCGACGCCATCCGCCTAGATAGGGATAAGGCATCACTAATGTGTGCCGACCTCTATTTACTAGCCGCTATGGCGCGTGAAACCTCAGTGCGCCGCCGCGCCAAGAATCTGGCGGAACATCTTGCAAAGCTACTACAAGAAACCAGGGTGGAGCCGTCCCCCGGAATCGAACCGGACTAACCGGCTTTGCAGGCCAGCACCTAACCAATCGGACACAACGGCACAAAGTGGACCATCGGGGAATCGAACCCCGGACTCCTGCGTGCAAAACAGGAATTTTACCGACTAAACTAACGGCCCTGAGTGGAAAGCAGAGGACTCGCACCCCAAGCGCCATTACGCGCTACCCAGTTTTCAAGACTGGTCGCAGGACTCCCCGCTGCATTACTTTCCCCAAATATTCGAGGTCAGCACTGAATATGTGTGCATAGGATTTCGAGGCATGGCGTTCTACGACACGCAGCCGTTCCTAACGTCCCCCGCCAGGGAATCGAACCCCGGACCTACTGGTTAAGAGCCAGCAGCTCTACCACTGAGCTAGCGAGGGCTGTACGCTGATCTGCATGAACCTGGACCATCATGACCTCACGGTCAATGCGGTTTCGCGCGCGACCGAGGCCAAAGACATTCTCAATAGCACAGCGCCGCAGGCCGTGCAGACCGTACAAGAGCGCTGCCTATTCGCCCTAGCCAATGCGCTGACATCAATCGCATGTTCTATGGCTGCGGTACAAGTCGAGCAATTAAAATAACGAAGTGTGGTAAGCGAGATTTGAACTCGCGTCACCTGCTTGGAAGGCAGGGGTACTAGGCCGCTATACGACTACCACAAATGAATCACGAGACACCATTCAAAAGCCTGTAAACGGTGTGCGCCGCAGCCGCATGGCAGTACTCCAAGCTTCGAGCGATATCGGACAACAGATCAGCTACAACGCGGATCGTGCGCGGGTTCATATCCCCGTCTCCCGACTGTATAACTATGTTACTCAGCAGACCTAACGGTGAATCCGAACTTATCCGGCTAAATTCGTACGGTGCGATAATTTCGTTGAATCTCTTTAGTATCTGAGCGTGTTCGTCCCGCTCACGCTCCTCAGTCAGAGTTCTACGTATTGACTCGAAATTTACTAAACGCCTTTCAAGGCTAAGCAAGCTCTCAGCAGCTTCACGTAACTCACTCGGATACCACAGCAATGGAATGGCCATGCGATCATCATAACTGACGCGTATCACGGACGGGGATCGAACCCGCAATCTCTAGGTTGAGAGCCTAGCGAGATACCAATTACTCCACCGCGACATTATTCAACGCACCTACGCAAGGATTCGAACCTCAATTACCGGAACCAGAATCCGGTGTCATGCCAAATTAGACCACGTAGGTTTGGTGGCGATAGCCGGGAATCGAACCCGAGTATTCCGGGCCACAACCGGACGCTCTACCACTGAGCTACTACGCGTAGTTCCGGTGCGACTCGAACGCACACTAAACCGGGTCTAAGCCGGAATCCTCTGCCAGTTGGGATACGGAACCAGAGCCGGATATACCGCCGACAATCGGTGATCAGGCATCCAGGTCTACCCGTTCATCGCGGAACCGTGGCCTATTGCAACCCGGACAGGAATCGAACCTGCAACGACCCGCTTTGGAGACGGGCGCTCTACCAGTTGAGCTACCGAGCTATTTCGTCCACATGAATACTGCATCATGCCAAGTCGCGGGAATATCCAAATAAACGGCGTAGCCTGTAAAAGGAGTCAAAACCCCAAGATAGAGCCCGGTATTATAGGTAAAGAAATCTTTGTGCTTCGAGGCCGACTTTCCGGATTCGACCACACCCATTAACGCGGTTATGAAAAGGACAGCGAGCAGAACCATCAATAGGATTGCCAGAATTGGGGCTAGTATTGATAGAAAGAGTGCGACCAAAAATGTTGGAAAATGCGAATAAAATGAGTAAACCTCTTGATACCTACTCGCGTTCTCGATAAGCCTCGACCACTTATGCCACGCCCCAGTGAGCATTGCGAACGCGATAGCCGCAATCAGCCCACCAGCCGCGTTAACGAATATCTTGGAAGACGTTTTCTCATGTTCCCGCCCAGTCACCGCGCCAGTATCCCATGCACAGTCACCCCTTGAGTGCCGCGCCGAAGGTACGCAGGGAGGGAATCGAACCCCCGTAGCCGAAGCGCCAGATTTACAGTCTGGAGGGCCTTGCCCAACAAGCCCAACCTACGCGTGGTCTGACTACAGGGATTTGAACCCCGAACCCCTGGCACCCAAAGCCAGCGCTCTACCAAATTGAGCTACAGTCAGTCATGTCGCAACCTTTCCGCAGGTCGCGGACCATCCGGGCCGCAAACCGGTCCAAAGTTTTCTGGTTTGGGTTTACGCGCAGGTCGTCATGCCTTACGGTGTTCCCCATGTCGCGCGACCACCGCCATCGCAACCACTACAAGACGTACTGGTGCCGCACTCTGCAACGCTGGCCTGATGTTCAGAAGGCCCAACGACGCGTCTCCCCCGCCACTCGTCGAACGCTCGCGGCCATAGCCATTGCAGCCCTCATGATCGGTGGCGCGAAGATTGCCAGCGACCAGACTATGCCGGGCAGCGGATTTTCGACCGTCCAGACCGCCGCCGCCGACCCCACAGGCGCTCCCGGACCAACTGGCGGGCCGGGTATGGACGGGGGCCAGCAATTCCAGCCACCTCAAATGCCCAGCTCAATGCCTGAATATCAGGGCGGCAATCAGCCCCCGATGAATCAAGACAACGGCATATCAATCTACCAAACCGGCGCACAGGGAGCGCCCCAGCAAGGCAGCCAGTCCGGCGGTCAGCAGCAGCCGCAACAGGGATGGGACCAGCCAGCCCACGGTACCCAGCCCCCCAACTACTCGACCGCTCCCGGATACACCCAAGGCCCCGGTAAACCCAATCCGGATTTCCAAGCGCCGCAACAACAATCACCGCAACAGGGACAACAACCCCAGCAGCCGCAACAGCAGCAGCCGAGTCAAGCCCCCACGCAGACTCAGCAGCCCGAGCAGCCGCAGAACAAGCAAGACGACACCACGCAGCAATTGAATGACCGTCAGCAGCAGTGCCAGGCCGTTGCTCAGTCCTTCGGGAACCCTGCCGAAGAAGTGTTAAATGAGGTGGTGGGTGAAATCCCCGACGCCCTCCGCAGCCTGCTTCCCAACGGCGGATTGCCCCGTCAGGGCGGGCCGTCTCGGTCGTGGAGCAAAGAGCCATTTCCTGTGCCGCTCCCAGGAGGCGGATGCAACGGGCAATGCCCACCCCCCGAAGTGAAAGCGCAGTGGGGAGTTATCCGTACCGACCAGGTGAACGGATTCAAATCGCAAATTAACTCGCTTGATGATATGAAATCAGTAGCGAGGGAGCTGGAAGATTCCAAGTCTGACCTTCTGAGCAAATGCCAGTGGGCGGGATATTTGCTCGCTGTCGTTACCGTTCCGATAGGCGTTCTTGGAAGGTTGGTGCTTGGATCGGCAGGATTCGGATGCGGCACCATTGACAGCACGATCAGTAATATGGTCACTCAGATGAACCGGGCAAAAGACGACGGCAAGTGTGGAATAATGGAGTTCCATTGGGATTTTTGGTTTAGATTCACTCCGCAGCGCTGCTTGTTCTAACGACTATCAAAGGTATTTCACTGTGAACAGAGAATCTACGGTCAAATTACTGCGAATAGTTAGAATTGTTCTAGCTGTTGGCCTGCTGGCCGGGCTGGTGCTGTCGTTCTTTACCGACCTGCATCTGTCGAGGTTCGCCGTATTCGCGATAACGGCAGTCGTTATGGCCTTTGTGGTGGCCGACAGCTTTGTCAAGCACCCCCACGATAAAGACAAGAAGAAACTGTACATCCAATTAGGCATTGGATTACTGATATTTGCGATGGTGTGGGCCGCTGCGGTATTTTATATACGCGGCGTCTTCGCTGGCGGGCAGACCAGTTCGGTTGATCAGCAAGAAACAGAGCAGACTTCATTCTCGTCAATAACAGGGCAATTCCCACCAGATACGAAAACGATCAACCCTGACTTCCCTGCCGGAACATGTGTGAATCTTCACGGGTCTCGCACCAACGCCCAAGTCGACAAAGCCGGATGCGGTTCACCGGAGAACAACTTCATCGTTGTGCAGCAGGTCCAGAAACCGACCGAATGCGTTGGCGACGTAGACCAGAAGTACTACACCAACACAGCCGGTCGCGGCGAGTGGACAGTCTGCATGGACTACTACTGGGTACAGGGCAACTGCCTAAGCATGAATGGCTTCGAAATCAAACGGGTCAAATGCGATGACCGCACAAAACCCGCCCGCGAGAAGCCGGTACGCCTAGCTCTCAACAGCACCAGCATATCTAGCTGCCCATCAGGCGGCTACGCGCATCCCGTACGCAGATACGTCATCTGCACCGAGACACAGCCGTAAACGGTCGCATCGGCAGGAATTGAACCTGCGACCTCCGACTTATCAGGTCGGCGCGCTAACCAACTGCGCCACAATGCGATTACCCCACACGCTTCACCGCTCAAGACGGGAGAGGCGACGCATGGGGACTACGTTGCGCAGGCGGGATTCGAACCCGCGACCTCACAGCTTATGAGACTGGCGAGCTGGCCAAACTGCTCTACCGCGCAATAGATCATCTATCCGGCAAGACGATCAAAACCCAAGACGGCTAGGACCAAAACGCCGCGCTATCAAACTTCTGCCCACCTGAACGCAGGGCCGACCGTAACGCGGCCCTTAAGGCAACCGCACCCGCTCCTTTCCTCGGTCTGGTCGCCCAGCCGAAGAACATGACTACCCCGGCCAAGATAAAATCCGCGAACGCGCCGTAAAAGAAATAATCCATTCCACGATTCGGTTTCGGATAGGCGATTTGCACTTGAGGGATTATGGCCAAAGAGATCAGCCCGAAGCCGAATAGCCCTATAGTGAAGCCCACGACTTTTGCGAAATCACCCGGCACCCGCCCCAGCCTGAAACAGGCATACAGCAATGCGAACGCGACTACCGCCATTATCACCGTCTGGTAGTAAATATGAAGTGCGGAAGAAATCAACTGCATCGCAGGCAGATGCTTAAGTTGATCCAACTCATCCGGAGTAGGTGGGTGGGCAGACTGATAGGTCCACAGCAGGGTGCCAGTGGCCATTGCCAGGGCCAGTAACGACGCGCACTCGATCAACTTGCTGATAAAGGTGGCAACCTTGCGCTCCGACAGCCCAATCACCTTGGACAACAACATCATCGAACTCTGTCCGATACTCAGCATCGCCAGCATCGCGGACATCAACACCCACACTGGATCGTCCATGCCAAAACAATACGATCCCCCGAGCTGCCTGCGTGGATCGAACACGCGACCTGTCGCTTACGAGGCGACCGCTCTAACCAACTGAGCTAAGACAGCAATACGTAGTCCGGGTGGGAGTCGAACCCACACGCACCACATTTTGAGTGTGGCGGCTTTGCCAATTTGCCTACCGAACCAGCGGAGCTAGTCAGCTCCAGACAACAGTGCTCGCGCATAGCGCAAGTCCCGCAACGCATTCAACAAACCGCCGTCACCATCGGTGTACTTGCGTGCGAAGTCAGACATTTCGTCTGGGTATCCGCCGGCCTGGTAGGCGTAGCCAGTCACCTGGATTACCTCGTCAATCTGTCCAAGCGTCGGCAATGTCATCGCAGGAACCCCCGATGTGGTCGCTCGTCGGCAGCGGGCCGCGTGCTAGCCAGCGGGTAGTCCTCGCACCGATCACACTCGCAACTCGGCGCATAGCACCAATCAACCGCATTCGGCATGAAACAACTCCCCCGCGCGCTCCAACACAACATCACCAAGTCGAATCATGTCGTCACACACATCGCAGCGGCACTCGACATCAGACTTGTACTCGCTGCGGTTCACTCATCATCCCCGTAACCCTCAGTGCGGGAAGCGATAATCGACATCACGTTATCCGCAAGGATGTATGCGCGAGCCCACTCGATAAGACTCAGATACTCCGGTTCCTCAAGCTCGTCACCACCGGCAGCCTGCGACAAATCGACCACATGCAAATCGCCGTCGCCGTCGATGTACTTGATAATCCGAAGCTCGGAAACCATGATGTTCGATTCGTCGTCAAATTCAGACACTATGCAAACCAATCCCGAGACACCTTGTGCCTCGCCTTAACAACCACACGATCACCGAGCGTCTGATTGCACTTCAAATGCATCGGCTCAAGGTTCCTGTGATCTGTCAACAACTTTGAGTCCGGCTGTAGCTTCGACACGGGAATCTTGTGGTTCGCAGATGCAGACCACGGATTCGCCTTCCGCGCATGACCTTTGCACTCATCCCCACACGTACGGGGAATCAGATGAGCTGTCTCCACCGTGTACCCGTCCGTCTTGACGAACTGGCAGATTGGTTTCAGCGTCAGGTCGATCGCCTGGTGGCATCCCGCGCACACCTGAGACGCCCTCAGAGCCCGTTTCCGAGCTTTCAGGTAGTCAGCCTCAGTGCGGCCACTCCCACGCTTCCCAGCGCTCTTCCGGAGATTCCCCGGCATCGTCCCCCCATTCCGCTACGGCCTCGCGATGCAACCCCTTGCCGGACTTACGTTCACGATGCCTATTGCGGTGTGGAACCGCCGCATTTGATCGGCGTAGCTCAAGCCTGGCGCGCATACTGTCGCTAGCCATCACGCATTCAGCTCACGTCTAGCCGCGCGCACATAGCGTTTCGCGTCTTCCTGCGGACAAAGCTCGCCTTGGTCCACGTAGAAGTATCCGTGGGTCTGGCAACTGTGGTTGTGGTCCCAACTACATGGGTCGTCATCAATGAGCGATTCAAGAATATCCAGGACTCGCGTATCCGCGCCCATCAGAAGAAGTTCACAATCTTTGACCAAACGTACACAGCGCCAACAACAACGGCCAGACCGAGCAATCCGCCCAGAACGAAACCCGTAACGAACCCAATCACTTGATTGCCTCCAGCAGCTTGCACGCTGCATAGTCATGCGCCGACATATCAGACTCACTCGCGCGCTTCACAAGCCGCATCATCTTGTCCTCCGGCAGCGTCACAAGAATCTGACGCTCCGGAATAGCCTTCGGCCTAGCTCCCGCCATAAAGCCGCCTCCACCACTCAGGGTTATTGTCCCGGTAGGCATTCCGGCCAGACCAGACCGATTTCACTGGCTCAACTTCGGGAAGGCAGCTCACAACAGCGGCTCCCGGTTGCGTCCACGCGAGGTAGGCAACTGCCTGCTCGCGAGTGATCGGCTTATGCCCGTACACCAAGACCGGCCCGCCAACCATCAAGCCAACTCGCCACCGCTTCGCCCGCTCAATGTCCACGGTGCTTCACCATCAAAGCATCCAAATCGGCACGTGCCCTTGAATAGTCACCCATCACCCGCAGCATCAACGCCGTCATAGGATCAAAAGGCAGATAGCTCACACGCGGGTAAACCCACACGCTACCCGGACGATTCGTAGTCATCGATTCCCCATTTGAGTAGATCAGCCACCGGCATATCGCCGATGCCCTCCAAGACACCGCGCACAATGTTGTACCCGTCCAGCCCAGCCCGAAGCGGGTCAACCCCGACGTTCAACAGGTATTCCGTTACGCCGGTTGTCAACTCGACTAGCTTCTCGGGCACTGGACCCGCAATAGGTGGACCCGCCATCTCACACCGGCCTCAGCTCAGTAGTCGAAACCCGCTTAGCGCCAGTTGAAGTAGAATTGCAATCCTTGCAACGCCACATCTGAAACAACCCAGCGTTCGTCGCACGGAACTTCACACCGTCACGCTTCAAGTCCGTACCGTTGCACTTCGTACAGTGCATCAGCCCATCCTCGTTGCGCTCGTACAGCGCGAGATTCACGTTCAAGTACGGCAACTGGACATCAAACAGACGCTCCGTCAACTCCACATCGTGGATGTTGTATTCCGCCATCAGCTTCTCAGCCGCGCGCTGCTCTGGTCGCGTACCGTGCCGAATGTCATGCCACAGATCGGTTCCGCCATGCGGCACCTTGCGATCCTTGAGAATCATCCGCGACGACCAATCAAGCTTCATGGACATCAAGCCGCCCTTGAACCACCGCTTGACCGTCTTGATCAAGTCCACAGACTTGTACGGCGTCGGGCGGCCCAGCCCGAGACGCACAAACTCAGCCTCGAACCACTGCACATCGAAACGGTCACCGTTCCACGTCACAACAATGTCAGCCTTGTTCAACAGGTCCCAGGCCGCGCGCATCATGCGCAAGTACGCGTCCGGATCGTTGTCCCTCCAAGCAGCTTTGAAGATCACCTTGTCGTCGCCGCGCCACTTCGCCGCGAAGCAGAGCACGCGGGTAGGTGTCAGCACCCTGTCAATGTGGATGAACGGGCGGAACAAGCTGAACGTCTCGACAATGGCGCGCTGCGTCTCAATATCGAGTACCAGAATCTTAGCGGCCATAAGCGGCCACCTTCTGGGAGTCATGCGGGGCAAGGACCACCGCTTCCGACTGCTCGGCGTTATTGAAGAAGTGCACGTTGAGTTCGTGGGTCACTATCCCCTGCTTGCGCTCAACTAGAGCAATCTCGCGATCCACGTACCACTTCGCCTTGCGAAGATCCTGAATCTCAGCCTTCGGGTCCTTCTTACCGGCCCGCGCAATGTACTTCACCGCATTCCCACGGTTGAAGTTCAAGTTCTCTGTGATGTCGATAACCTCGGCACCGTTCGAGAAGCCATCTTTGTAGTGCGACGGATCAATCGCGTCTGACATGCAAAATTCCCCCGACCCAGCGCAACACATCGCACAACCGGGAAACCGGGTCGATGGAACGCGGCAAGGCGTTAATTAGGTGCAGCGCCAACACAATGGGCACCACACGAGCAGTGACCGGACTCCGCAACAGATAGCGGTCCCAGCCCTCACTAAGAAGTTCGTTATCCGGCGCGGCCACCTCATAGGCGATAATCGCCCCGAGCAGCGCCAGCCATGCACTGTCTGCTGGCTTCACATTCCCCCCGGAAGTTAACCGCTGGCGTCCCGGCGCGCGCGGGAACATCGGGACGCCAGCGAGGCGCAGCCAGATCCGCTCACGCGGGCGCGCCAAACCTCACAACACCTCCGGCAACTCAGTCACCGCAGCGATACCCGTCCGGCACGACACGCACACCCGGTTACCCGTCCCCCACGTCTCCGTGTTCTCCGGCGTATACAGATGCCCGTTCCGGCAGCGATTCACCCGCGTCAGCACTTCCTGCTCATCGCCGGTCCACCATTTGAGATTCACCAGCCGGTTATCCGCAGGATCACCATTCAGCCACCGAGGCACCGCCCCATCGGGCCGTGGGCCGACGAACGTCGCCAACACCAGCAGATGCACCGCGTACGGGCGTCCAGCGGCTTTCACACGCTTACAGCCCCGCTCGTCCGTCCACTCGGAAAGTTCCCTACGTGGACCCCGCACCTTGCCCTGATCGCTGCATTGATACCCGGTCAATTCGGCAATAGGAATGTCTGCCCACATTTGGATAGAATTTTCCCCTCTTTTATGTTAGCGCGCTTACAAGTTCCCTTTAAGTCGCTGCGCAATCAGGTCGAGGGAGCGCGCAATTTCCATCAGAACGACTAGCTTTTGCCCCTCCACACGCCACTGCTCATTCACCATGGTCACGTTGTTCCTGTAGGTGTCGCTGCTATCGACGCCTACACGAAATATCTTCTTCTTCTCCATTGCTATCCATTCTTGTTCGCGTTGTAGGTAAGCACGTCTCCGAGACGAAACAGCGTACGACCATTCGCAGACTTATGCCGTCGAATCTTCTCCGGATGACGACGCGCCCAATCGCGCACATTCCACACCGAGATACCGAAACGCTCCGCAATATCACCAGCAGACATCATCGCGTTGACATCGACAATCGAGTTGTCCGAAATCCACGGTTGCCCGTAGTCGGCCATCAATTTGTCGAGTGACAAGCACTGGTCTAGGTCTGCGTCTGCTAGAGCGTTTCGGTAGTGGTCGATTATGCGTCGGTATCGGTCATCCTTGGAGTCGTTCGGCCAAGGCCACTTACCCGCCATCGACCTTGACGTAGTTGGTGATCGTGACCGTCTTCTCAACGGGCATCACCTCATACGGCATAGGTTCGCCGTCGTTGAACGCGTCCATGTCCTGGTACTCGGTCAAACCCTGCTCGTAGTCGTATCCGTAGTGCTTCCCCGAGGGGCCGCGCGCGACAACCAGATTGGTTCGCGACCAACGACGGTCCTCCCCCTGACTGACATGCACCACCTCGAACCCGTCAAACTGGTCCCCGGTGCTCGACAGCGCCCAACTGTCTTCGGACAGGATCGCTTTCAGGTCATCAATCTCAGCCATGACTCCCCTTAGCCCGCAGTCAGCAGCACGAACGCCAACGCGCCCAAAATCAGGATCAGCACGAACACACACGCCATCAGGACTCACCCCCATAGCGCTGCGTCCACGAACCAATCTCAGGCATCGTCTCGTCAGTCACGGAACGGTATGCCGGTGCCGCGCCATCGGTGTCAATCAGCAGCCACTTGCCCGGCGCGTACGCGAACGCGAACTTGGTGCCCGACTGGCGCAACGTGCCCACCGGGTTGCCCCGGCGAACCGCGTTGATTGCGTCCACAATCGCCGCGACAAGCCCCGCCGTCGTCTGCCCACGGCTCACACTCGCAGCCTTCTCCGCAGCCTTACGTTCGATCTCAGACAGCTTAACGACCGCCTTGGCTAGCTCGCCTGGTGCGAGCTTCGCAACCGGGCCGGTCGCCATCTTCAACGCGCCAACCGCGTCGAGTACGCGGCCACCGGAATAGTTGTAGCCTCGATACGTCATTCATTCCCCCTTAGTTAGACGCGCGTCAGCCGCAACGTCTTTCGCTTGCAACAGTTCTGCGGCGGTCAGGGGCCGACCGACAACCTCACGTCGCCGGTACAGCTCCCGATACCACCCCAAAACCTCAGCCACATAAGCCAGATAGCCCACTACGCCGCAGCCTCCATATCCAACTCGCCCTTGTCGAGCGCCTTAGTCTCGTGCTCCAAGAACAGCGGAGACTTCGCCTTGTAGATACGCGGCACCTGACCCTCAACACGGACACACACGCCCTCATCCACCGACGTTGGATTCGATAGCGGCACAGGAGCATCCGGGTACACCAAACCGAATTCGGCAGACGCGTGGAGCGCTGCGAAGTTCTGATCCAAGTACATGTCCGTGTACATCTCGATCAGGTCTTCGTCGTCCACCTTGTCGCGCGAAATGATCTGCCCCTCCCACAGGGTGGGGGCCACCTTGACGCCGATCGCGGCTGCGAAGTCCTTGACGCCCTGCCACGACAGATCAGCGATGACGCCCTGGCCGTTCACCGTTGCCACCCGGTAGACGTACAGTTCCACGTCTCCCGGCTTCACGTTGTACGTGTAGCCCTTCTGGATTGGTGACTGCGTGTCCGTCCAACCGACCAGCTCGCCGTAGACCATGAAGTTCTCCGGAATCCGGCCTTCAATCGTCTTGCCGAACTCCGTCCACACGTCGCTGTCGTAGTAGTGGTTGTTGTCCGAGCGTCCCTTGATCACACGCCGTGAACCAAACACGTCCTCGTACTTGGTGTCTGGCGTCGGGATGCGCAGCCACTTGTTGACCACGACCCGTTCAAGCCAGCTCTTCTCGCGCAGCGCCGGGACGCGGCCACCGCGCCAACTCGTGCCGTGCAACTTCTGCGTCACGATGACGTGCTTCGGCTCACGGAATGCCTGTAGGTTCCGGAACAGGTGCTCAGTGTCCAGATGCATCGGGAACAGCTTCTGATCGACGCGCTGCCGGATCTTCGGCGTTGTGCGCGGGCCTGTACCCGGCTTGGTTGGCACCTCGTACTTGCGGCAGATCGTGCGACCGTTCAGCTTGTCGAACGTGTCGCCCACCTTGAGCGTGCGAACGTCAATGCCGGTGTACGCCAACGACTCAAGAGGCATCAGGAGTGCGTTCGACGTATTCTTGCGTAGCCGGATCGCGCGGACGCGAGCATTCGTTTCGAGATACCCAGTCTCGTTGGCATCCCGGTTCAGAGTTGCCTCACGGAACAGGTTGTTTTCGCGGGCATACTCGGCGTCGAGCTGCGTTTCAGCAGTGAACAACACCTTGAGGTCACCGGCTGTCGCCCCGGTCTTCTGCGTGAGTGCCTGGTATCCGAACAGTGGTACCGCTACCAGGTTGTCCAGCCCGACCACGGAAAGCGGTTCGGGAATCTGGACAATGGTCGCGGCATAGTTTGCATTTACTGGTGGCTCAATACTCGCCATCTTTGTCCAATCGCATTACCGTGACAGTTTCGTCGTCATCTATTTCAATGAACAGGCATGGGTCGGTGTCCCGGCCAGTTCCAGTACGCCGATCAAGTCGAATGTTCCATTTCAGATCGGATTCCCCCGAGAATGCGGATGCGCAAAGCTCCCACTCTCGTTCTCCGTACTCGGCGGTAATCCAAAGCTGGCGCGCATTCAAGTAATCCGATCGCGCGATGACCAAGAACTGTGCACGGACCCCATAGGCGCCATATTCTTCATCGAACGCGCCCTCGAACTCAACCAGATCATCCGAGCATCCATAGACTCGTAGCTCTTTCATCAGTCCCACTCCACGGCCAGCGAGTAGTCCCGGTGACAGAAATTGTCCAAGAACTCGCGCATGGCCGTCATGTCGCCATCGGACTCATATCGACGCAACTGGTCGATGTACTCCGGCTTAACGTTGTCTAGGCTGAAATGCCCAACAATCCGCGCCATTAGAACGGCGCGGCATCCGACGCGCCGGAACCCCAACCGTCGTCCTGGCGTGGCTTACGGGCACGTACCGACTTGCCCACGAAATCCGCCTCGACCTCGTACGCGGTCCGCTGGACGCCGTCCTTCTCGTACTGGCGCTGCTTCAACTTCCCGACCACGATCACCTGGTCGCCCTTGCGCAGCTCGTTCGCCGCACCCTCGGCCAGCTCACGCCACACCTGCGCCCGCAAGAACGTCGTGTCGCCGTCCTTCCACTCCTGCGCCTGCTTGTCATAGATACGTGGCGTAGACGCCACAGAGAACTGTGCGACCGATACACCGTTAGGTGTCTGGCGCAGCTCCGGATCAGCAGTCAAATTACCGACCTGGTAAATGGTTGCGTCAGGCATTACTTCTTCTCACTTTCCGCTTTCATGACGCAATACCCCTCGTAATCAGATTGCGTCAAAGTTGTTGCACACTCAGAATTGGTGCAATAAATTGTTCCCGACCCAACCCACGTCCCCAACGTTGGTAGATCGCATTCCGGGCAAGGCGCTTTCCGCCTCTCCCAGACCTTGCCTAAACCGACAACGGCATCCGCCTTCGAATGAACCCTCCGGATGTCCAATGCCCGCTGCACGCCCGTCAAATAGACCACCTTGAAAGCGGCATCCAAGAACTTGTCAGCAGGACGCTGCACCAAGTCACGGACCAACGCGCCGTAGCCCCCGGCCACCGACACAACCTCATCAATCGAATCGATCAGATCCGCAACCTTGACGTTGTACGGCGTGGACGGCTCAGCAGTCATACTCACTTTCGACTGCAAGGCAGTCTTGGGCGACGACCCGAGGAACACGCGCAGCGCGTCCCGATAGGTTGGCAGCTCGTCTAGGCACCGCTGAATGTCCCGAATACAGCCGGTGCACAACGTGTCCGGCTTCGCCGTGATGGCGGGTCCGGTACTCGTTCGCGATACACACTGCTTACGGGACAGGCAAGAGTGCTCCGTCATGTCTCCTTCGTGAACTCCAACAACCCCACCAGTCCAGCCAGCGCCTTCACCGGGTCGTGATCAGTCCAAAACAGCTTTGGGCGGTCGATCACATACGCGGCATATCCGGCCTGGCCATCAGTCCAGATGACTCTGAATTCATCCATTCGCAACCCTTTTCGCTTCCCGCGCAGCACGCTTCGACCGGTTCGTTGCCTCGTTGAAGCAGCCCCGACACCGAACACCACCAGTGGCCAGCTTGACTACGTTGTTGCCGGTCATCTCGTGAACACCGTTGCGGCACAGCTTCACCCCGCCGCGCTCATCGGCCCGCAACTGCTCACGCTCAAGCTCGGTGAATCCTCCCCACACACCGGACATTCGTTCGTTGTGTCGGCGCTCCCAGTTCATCGCATAGTCAAGGCACGCTTGCCTTTCCGGGCATCCCGCACAGATCAGCTTGGCCTTGCCCCCGCGTGAACCCGCCTTCGGATGGAAGTCGGACAGCGGCTCATACCCCTTACATACGGCTCGGGGTAGTGCTGGAATGTCCAGCTCAAGGAGCGTCCGTTTCCGGTGCCCGAGGTTGATGCCCGATACCGAGGTGCCGAGTACGTCCAGGCCGGAAAAGAAGCTCTCGCGCGCATCGAACATCACCATCTATGCAGCCGCCTTATCCATCAGCGCCCGCGCATGGGGCGACATCCCGCCGCGTACACCGAACCGATAATCGCGCTTGATGCCGCGTTCGTCCTCAAGGGCCTCGTCTAGACATTCCTGTCTCACTTCGCAGAGTGCGCAGATCCGTTTGGCCTCATTGAGACCTTGGCCGCGTTCCGGAAAGAACACGTCTTGGTCAATCTGCTGGCATATCGCGTCGTCGCGCCAGTTCCGTTGCATTCTCAACTACCTTTATCTCAATACGCGGTTGCTTTGGTTGCGTGTTATCTATTGACATGCGAACTTCGGTTACCCAGTTCGCATCGTCGCCAGGCCAGACACCGGCATCGACCATTCCGTCGAGTGCGGCTTTTGTGAATGGCCCGAGTGAATCAACGTCTCGCTTCCGTTTGTCTGGTACGAACCATTTGACGGATACGATTGACGGTCCTAACCCCCGAATGCGCGCAGTCCGGGCCAGCGTCGCAACCAGTATTCCTACTTGGTGTTTCGCTGCCCGGACTTGCGGCCATGTCCACCTGCGCTGGTCGTTGGCCAGCATGGGTGGACGCTTTAGGGGCACCGTGATTTGGTGCTCCAATTTCCCCCGATTGCGCTTCTACCTCAGCAACGAAACGCTGAGCTTGTTCCCGTCGTATGTTCGACGGATGAACCTTCCACGGCTCCAGGCGACGACATGCCTTGGGTATTCCCAAGGGGACTGGAGCGCCGCCGCGATCACGCTGTCTAGATCGTGCTTAGCCATATCGATCACTCCCCATACTTGCCGTACAACAGCTTGCGCAACCGCGCTTCCGGACCAGTAGCAGCCTCCCGAAATTCCTTGACAGCCGCTTTCAGCTCGGGGTCAGAATCGTCTAGATCATCCTCATCCAGCCCATACCCGAGGATGGCGTCTGCGACTCCACCCTCCCACTCGACTTTGGAATAGAATTCTTCCGGCGTGTAGTTCCTGCCCATTTTTCCTCGATTCAATGATCACAAGCTATTATTTGAACTTCAACAATCTGGTGCATCCGAGTACACCCGCCACCACAAGCGAAGCGGTCAATAAAGGCTTTCGAGCCTTTCGCGTCTGACAGCGACTCCCAAAGGGATACTGTGGTTACGCGACAATGCGAAATAAGCGCGAAAGGTCCCTCACCTTGCACCCAGGCGGAACTTGGGTAGGCGCACCTCATGAATTTGTTGACTGTTCGATGGCGGCTCCCACAGTTATGCTGTCGGAACAGCGCCGGTGGTTGATCTTCCATCAGAAGTCGCCCGGCTGTACCTGCAAGCACTTCAAACCCAATGCCCGCCAAAGGTTCACAACCTGGTCACGGTCATCCAGCACGAACCGAACGTTGTACTTGCCCCGGATGTTCGCGTTGAACAAGTCGTACTTCACCCGATAATCAGGCAGCTTGTTGCCGTTCCCATCCTTGGCCCCGGTAGGCCGCATGTGCAGCTCATCAAACAGAATCCCGTGGTACTCCAACCATTTCACCGTTTCGTCCCGGCAACTATCGTCGCGGCCAGACACGAACAGCACCATGACTCCCTTGCGGAACATCGAGTTGACCAACCAACGCACCTGCTCGTCCACGGTGTCGGTGTGCACCTGCGTGTAGTCATACGGTGAGCGCCCATCCATGTGGGCGACAGTGCCGTCAATGTCCACGATGATGGCCGTAGGCAGGTCCTCGACCCACTCGACCGGCTCTGGCGTGAACGTTTCGAGCTGAGTAACCTTGGGCCAGTTTTGAATCGGGTGGCGCTTGGCCATCCGCTCAATCACTTCGCCGCCCACATAACGCTCACCCCGAGCTTTACGCAACACATCATTGGCCGCAGACTTGAGCGCGCTGGTGGTGATGTCCACTACCTCGAACTCCGCACCGTACTGGGCAGCCATCTTCGCCCACTTACGCAGCCAACGTGGCTCCAGATGCGTGGCGTCCACAACCACCGACGTGCCAGACTGGAGTAGCGCGTGAACTTGCGCCCGCTCGGCGGTCGTAACCTGGTCCTCACACTCCGTCTTGCCGGTGTGGTAGTTGTCGTGCAACATCTTCCGTAGATCATCGCGGCAGACCCGGACAGCTCCAGACTGAGCAGCAATCTCCTTGGCCTTGGTCGTCTTTCCGCTGCCGGGGTATCCGCGCATCGCGGTCAACTTCAACGTCATGCGTCACTCACTTTCAGTGGGTCGCCGCTGTTCAGATCGCGCTGGACGATGGCAGCCGCGTTGTGTAGCAGGTTGACGTTCTTGCGCGCCTGGAAATCAGCATGAAGAGACTTCGCTAGCGAAATTGCCAAGCGGCGCACACGTTCCGGCGTGACAGCTTGATCCATGAATTCGCCTGTCGTTTCCTCGACCGCGAACATCCCTAGCACCTGGATCTTTACGTGCAACCTCCGGTACCCGAAGGTGTCGTCGTACTGGACACTCCATCGATGCAACAGAGGGAGTTTCGGAAACTCTTGGTCCTTAGTCTTCATGCTTGCCCCCTAAGTGTCTCGCGCACATCCGAGAAGGTCTGGCGCTTAATGAATTCGCCGTCTTCCCACACTGGCTGTAGCAGACTGTTCATTTCGGCGAACTTCTCCGCTCGCTCGACAAGGAACATCTGCCCACCGAATGCCTTGGCCTTGTACAGCACTGCCAGGCGCCCCGTTGCCGACTTCTTCGTCCCGTCATCAGTAGCCGGGTCCTTGAGCAGATTCACGCCCTCACCGTCAACCTCAGCCCACGTAGCCTTCATCGCAGACCCGAACGTGTCCCGAGTGTTGTACTGATAAGTGAAGCTGCCGACACCAAACACGACATTCGTTGAAGCCCAACGCAACCGTGCCATGCGCTCGGTGATCGACCGAGCGCGATCCAGCGTGATCGAATCCCCGTAGATTGCACCCACGCGCGGGTTCAGTTCGATGAAACCGGCATCGTTGACCGCACCGCCGAACACGTCGTACAACTGGTGCAGAACACCCCACCACTCCGGCGTTCCTGACATCGCTTCCGGGTCGCCGCACAGAATCTTCTCCGGGTCACCCGAGTCAGGGCGAATCACCAACTTGCCGTCACGCGCAACGATCTTGTCTCGCAACGCCGGAAGATACTCGGTGAGTACACGCCACAGATCGAACGTGTCCGAAACGACAGACACAACACCAGTCGGATACAGATCCAGTAGACGCGAGAATGTCTCCCGTTCACCCACTGACTCAATGCCGGTACACATCACCGAATGCTCAGTGGCCGGAACACTGCCCGCCACGTAATCGCCGCCGTAGTAGCGGTCAATCCAGTCCAGCGAGACCAGCGAGTCCGTGCCCGTGAATGACAGCAGGTGCGCAGCACCGGAAGCCGCTGCCGACTCGTGCGAGGACATGCCCCGGTACGAGAAGTCATGGCACTGCCAGTCAACCGCAGCCAAGTCACTGCCCGACCGTTCCGCCGCTGCTTCGAGCACCTTGCGATACTCGCGTGCGATCGTTGCCGAGGTAGATGCCTGCCAAATGCCTGCCGAGAGGCCGGTTTCGACAAAGTTGGTCAGCCAGTAGAAATCCGGGTGCGTGTTCTCCACGGTGAACGACGGAACACCGATAGGCACTAGTGTCCCCTCGGGTACCGCACAGAACCGCAGCGGCAGATAGCCTTTACTGTGCAAAGCGCGAATGTGCTCACTACCGATAGCTTTCGCAGCCTCCGGCCCTAGAACCTGCGCTACGCGAGCCTCGTACAGGCGACAAGCGTGGCCTTTTCCTGCGCTAAAGAACGGCTCGAACTCGTCCATCAAGTACCGCTGAATGTAAGCCTGCAACCCGAAATGCACGACCTTATCGACACCAGGAATCCGGCTCTTTCGGTTCGTGTAGTTCGAGTACACGCGAGTGACCTTCCCGGCAAGGTCGTACTGGCGCTTGTGGTCCAGCTTGTACGCGTCCGTGTGAAACAAGGGCGCGACGGGTGAGTAGTCAATCATCATTTCGTTCAATCCATTTCGTTGTCGCGATCCATCCACACACGAACCCGAGCAGCGCAGAACCGAGGATCAGGACGGCGACGCCTGCAAACAACACCTCAGGCATAGGACGCCTCGCGTACTTGCTGCTTGGCTGATTTGACTTCCGGGGGTGGCAGCTTCCCGAGCACGCCAGCGGCGAACGATGCGTACCGGAACTGTAGGGAATCCGGCAGGGCGTCGAACGTGGGTACGCCATCCAAGGATGGGACGTACTGTTTCATCAGCGTCCAACCCCGGCAAGCTGCCGCATAACATGCGCCGTCGAGCCGTTCTAGCTTCAACGCGTGCAGCGTTTCGGCTTTCAACCACACCTTGACGTTCTGTTTCCAGAGCCGTTCAGCACCCAACCAACGTTCAATGGTTCGGTACTCTTCGAGCTTCTGACGGGCTACAGCTTCCGTCATGTCGTAACGCTGCAAGAGCTCGTGCGCGTTGACAATCCGTTCAAGGTGCCAGTACTCAAGTTCGCTCATCGGAAGTCCTTCATGTTGTGGAACATGTAGCCGTAAACCGGCACAGTCGCCCACGGACGCACCGTGCCCCGGCTTGCGCCGGGATGTGAATCCGTCGTGTAGATCCGCTCGTAATTCGCGTGCAGATCTGACGCCTTGCCAGAGAAGACCCCATGGGTAATCCAGATCCCGAGGTGATCCCGGCTCAGACCAGTCGCCTCAGCGAGCCCCGCGAAAGTTCCACCGCCGTCACAAATGTCATCTACCACCAGGTACTTGCCCGATGACGGCAACTTCTCCGACATGTGAATGTCAACGATCCGGCCAGTCTCAAAGTCGCGGACCTTATCGGCGCGGTACAGGTCAACCCCGAGCGCCTTCGCCGCCTTCATCGCCCGCTCCACAGCACCCTTGTCCGGCGCGATCACCGCGTCATATTTCGTGTTCATGATGGCGCGCTGCATCAGCGGCACAGGGTCAAGGACGGTCAGTTCGTCGTAGCATCGCTCGGCTACCTCGGAATGCGGGTCCACACAGATAACCTGCTCGGGCTCCAGGCTGTTCAGCAACTTTGCGTATGCCGCGACCCCAAGCGGGATACCGCGATCCGCTCGCGCAGCCGGAAGGTAAGGCAGCATCACAACGAGAGGCCACCAGTACGCCTGCGCCACGTTCGCGTACAGCGCAGCGGTGATCAAGTCCTCCGGCTCCGCGCCGCGAATGTCCGCGATCAACTGCACCGGCTCGCCCTCGAATCGCTCAACATCACGCAAATGCAGCTCGCCGCCAGGGAACTGAAACACGTCAGCGACCTCGTACACGGTGCCGTGATCGCCAACCAGAGCCTTCAAGGAAATGGTCATTGCTCATCACCTGCCGCCGCGTCGTAGCCCTCCGCGATCCCCTCAGCGAGCGCCAAGAAGAACGCGGTTGCCGTCTCCACAAGGCCCTCAGCGAGGGCGCGCACAGCCTCGACGGAACGCTCAGTGAGCGACGGCAAGTCGGGCATTTCACCCACTGGAACATCGTCCCCGTCAAGGGGATTGATAATTCCGTTCATCGTCCGAATACCTCCAAGAACCAGCTACGAATACTGAGACCGCATCGGACGCATCGGCCCAATCACGGCATTGATCGATTACAGGGCAGCGCTCACAGATGCTCGCCATGTCCGCATCATCGGAATCGGACAGCCACTCTCTACGGCCCGTGAATCGGGCATCGCCTTTGCAGATGGCTTGCTTCGTCCAATGTTCGGGACTGAGCGACATCAACGCGCGAATCTCGCGTGTCATTCGGAAATCCGCGCGTACTGCCCTTCAAATTTGAGCAACATATCCCCCGTCTTGCCCTGTCTATTCTTGCCAACGATCATGGTCACGTAACCGGGCTCGTCTTCGTCCTGGTGCAGAAGCAGAACGCAATCACTATCTTGCTCAACCGCTCCGCTTTCGCGGAGGTCAGAAACAACCGGCGCACGAGGCTTTCCGTCCTTCAACGGGCCACGATTCAGCTGTGCCGCAACGATTACCGCCGCGTTCAACTCGCGTGCCGCGATCTTCAACGACCGACTCAGGTGTGCTACCTGCTGTTCGCGCACCGCCCTGCGGTCCGATGGCTCAATGAGCTGCAAGTAGTCCACCACGATTACGTCGAACGGTCCGGCAGCGCGACAGTGGGCAATGATCTGTTCGACTGTGATTGTCTCCCTGTCGATTACCTGCAAGGCCACGCCCTCGTTCTCCTTGGCGTACCGCTCGATCCTGTCGGACATCTCCAAGTCGATCTGCTTCTTGATTAGCCGGGTTTGATTGACCCGTGCACCCTGCGCAATCAACCGTGTGGTGACCTCACCGGCACTCATTTCGAGTGAGAAGACCGCCGTCTTGTAGTCCCAGTGCGCGGCGAACGCTGCCATGTTCAACAGTGCGACGCTCTTACCGACTCCGGGCCTTGCCCCTACGGTGTATAGCCTTCCGCGCTGCAAGCCACCGATAAGCCTGTCGTTCAGGGCATCCCAAGGTGTGGGGATGGATGGAACCGAGTCGGAAGTCAGCGATTCCCGAAAGTTCTCTACCAGATCATCGAATCCGATGGCCCGTTCATCTGACTTGTGTAGTTCCCGAAACCACTTCTCGCCCTGCGCAAGCACGGCCTCCACGTCGCCCTGATCAAGGTCGTCTGCCGCCAACTGTCGCAGCCGGACTCCAAGCTCCCCCATCTTCCGCAGCTTCGCTTTGGACACAACAATGTTCGCGTAGTGTCCAGCATTCGCCGCAGTCGGCACAGTCGAAATCAAGGTATGCAGATACGGTGCACCACCAACCTGGCGCAGTAACCCTTGCTTGTCCAACTCAGCGGCCACCGTAACCGCATCAACTTCATCGCCGCGCATCCACACATCAACGATGGTTCGGAAGACCGTCGCATGGTTCGGTCGGTAGAAGTCTTCCGCCGACATGCGGTCAACCACATCGGGAATGACCTTCATGGAGAGCAGCATTCCGCCGAGTACCGATTGTTCGGCCTGAATGTCGCTTGGCGGTTGTGAACCGTATTCGTCGGTCACTTAATCCTCTCTCGAATGCCCAGCATCCAATCCCGTTTTGCCTGGTGAATGAACGCATCGCGGTCAACGTCATCGGGAATGTCTGGCAACGTGAACACGAAACCAAACTGTTTGAGCGGAGTGACCTTTCCGGACCGCCAGCAATCGCGTAGCACGTTCATCACGTTCTGCGACCGCTGCGCCTCCTTCATCGCCTCGGATGCAAGGTTCGGCAGCAGCGACGGCGATAGATCCTTGGCGCACCACAACCCGAGCGCGCGTTTCACGATGTCGCGGTCGATGCCCTCAGCGAGCAGCGTGGTCGCCTGACGTACGAGCTGCTTCCGGATTGCGGATGGGTGAGACGCCGGTACAACCTCACGCACCATGTCGCCCGCGATGCTGTCCGCTTCCACGTCGTCGTTCCAGTGCTCGTAATCGTGGAACCTGTAGCCATGCTGAGTCTTAACCCAGAGGCGGGTATTCACCAGGGCGTCAATTTCGTCCTGTGTGCCCATTTCTAACGCGTCCGGCGCGGGCACATACCCGGCCTTGCGGTGATCACGGCACCACGAGTTCGCGCGCGCCCACAGTCCGAGCGCAGCGTTCCCGGCAGCCTTCGCTTTGTCGTGATTCCAGAACTTCCGATGGATTCTGCCGTTGTCACTCACGGGTACTTTGCACCCACCTTGTAGCGGTCGTACTCCTCGCGAGTCACAGAACGCCAGCCCTCATCGCGGTCATTCTTGAGCCGCAGTTGATAGGACTCCGGCCAGTACGTCGGCGTCACAATCGGTACGCAAACCCGGCTTGGTGGAGTCCCGCTGCATTGCGTCGTGGTGTTGTACTGAGTCCACGCCGGGTGGTAGCTCTTGTCGGTCACGGTGCCGTACTTGATTTGCGAGCACCCAACCAGGAGTGCGCAGCTAGCCAGTACCGCTAGCGCCTTCTTCCACATTCGTAACGGTTCCTTCCGGGGTTAGAAGCACCCACGTAGAGCCGCGCCATAGCAGCGGCACCTCAGCAGAGTTCAGCCATGGCCGGACGTGCCAGCCCAGCGACGCCGCCTTGTCGGGGTAGTGCTCGAACAGTCCGTGACATCCGGTTACGCCGTCACCACACACCGCGACGATGTTCTCCGGGCTCCAGATACCGCCCTGTCCGCGTTTCAGCCGGTGGTGCATGGTGAGCGGTCGCCAGCTCGTGTGCGGACGGCAGCAGCGTTCACAGAAGCCTTCCGAGCGGTCAAATACCGTTCGACGGCATTGTTTCTCGTTCAACGCATGGTCGCGATGACGCCCAACTCATCGAACACCCGCTGTGCCATGGTTGCGCGGTGCGCAATGATGTTCGCGCCACGGACAACTGCGGTTGGCGCATCGTAGTTTCGGCCCATGACGGCGTACTCCACATACTCGTGCGCGGCACGCGTCATGTCCTCGGTCCGGATCAACTGCACTTCAACTTCCTTGTTGTGCAGCACAACCGCCCAGTGATGCCCATCCGGGGCTGCGGGCATATCCAAACTCACCATTCTCCCCTTCCTGCAACCTGGTACGCCTGGCGCACTGATACGCCGATAGACCGGATCGCGTCTAGCTTCTGTTCCAACGCCTTGTTCGTCTTGTCGGCCAGCCGGTAGGCCACATCTGCCGCGTCGCGTGCGATGCGTTCTGTTTCGGTGTCCAGCTCGGCCTGATACTTCTTCGCGTGCGCTGGGCCGTCGCACCGCATGTATGCCCGCGCGTACGCCAAATCGAACTCACGGTCTGCCGTCAGGTAGGCGTCGTATGCGCTTGACGCCTTGTTGACGCCCTGCGCGATCTCGTTGACCGTTTCGTTGATCGTTTGTTCTACAGAGACCGGATTCCAGTCACTCAATGTCCCCCCGCTCGCTCAAATCCTCTGTACTGGCAGCGCATTCCACCAGCGCCGCTTATCTCCCCAGTCAAGGCACGGCTCACACACCAGCCAATGATCGAAATGACCCACCGCGAACATTGCGGTCCGGTCAGTGCATTCCTCGCACGGCAGCGTCAGCCCTGGTGAGGTGACCAATGACCCCACCAGGGCACCGAACGTGCTCATTTCGTCTTGAATCCAGACACAAGCCCGCCCACAAGGCTGTTCGTGAACGCGATCACCTCGTCGGGTGATGCCTCACGCAACTGCTTGCCCGCACTGCCCTTCTCGAATGCCTTCGCGACCGCACCCAGATCCCAGCCGTTCTCCGTCGCGACTGCCTTCAAGTCCTCGCGCTCCTGCTTGGACTCGGCGTTCTCGGGAGGCAACTGGTGCTGGACCGGCTTGCCCTCAGCGCGTGCCGCCGTCGCCGGAGTCGCGCGCTCATGCGAACTCGCATCCGGCTCAGGATCACCCGTCGGAATGGTCAACGCCTGCAACAGGAACGTACGCAGCGCAACAGAGTGCGCCTTGGACATGGCCTTGTCGCCGGAGTCTGCCGCCTCACCGATCACGCTGCCCGTGAACGAATCCCCTCGCGGCCCGTACACGGTGTAGGTGACCTGCACTACGCGGTTAAGCATCTGCCCGCCACTCTTGGTGGTGTACCGCTCTGCCTCGTGCTCGAAGGCAGTAGGCACTACTGCCACACCGTGCTTGCGCAGTACTGGGCCAACAGCGTCCAACACCGCGTCAATGCCACGGAAGTTGAAGTTCTGCTGCGCGTTACGTGATTCCTTGCCGATGGACTGCACGTCGTTCATGACCGCGTTCCAGGCATGGAACACAGTCGGCAACGGCGATTCCGCCTCCTTGACTTCCGGCTCGGACAGATCGACTTCCGGATCAGCATCCTTCTTCGCCGTTCGACGCCGCGTCGTTGTCGCTGTCGTCATTTTCTCCCCTTCGGATCACCAGGCATGGTCACGTATGACCAACTCCTTCGGATCAGATTCCTTGCGCGAAAACCACTTACGCACATCCTCGACCTGTTTGCCGATCTTCGCGGCACGCAACCCCAGTTGCAGATCAATCCAGTAGAACCGCACCTCGGCGGCATCATTCATGATCGGAAAGTGCACCATCACACCCCAATCCGTGTTGATGCGCTCATGCAACTCGGTGCGGGTATTCGTCTCTTGGTCGTAGCGTTTCCCGGTCCCGTAAGCCGCCAACTGGCACGTAACACTCATCGGACGTTTTGAGTCCCAGCGACCTGTCTTGAGGTCGCCCACACACACGAATTTCTCCGGGTGGTACGTGCCGTCTGGCGTCGTGAGACCGGCAGGCAACTCCATCAGGTAATCGACCGAACCGGCCAGTTCCAGAATGTCGTTGACTAGCAACAGCTCTTGCGCCAAGAAACGGATAGGTTCAACCGCTTGCTTGTACTGCTCGAACTTGTCTACCCACTGCTCTTGGACGATGCGCGGGACCTTGCCCTGATTGTGTAGCTCGCCCAACTTATGAAACTCAGTGCCAGCAGAAGACGCAGTGTGTTGACCGGCAGTGTTCCGGGCCTGCTCGACCGCCGACTTGAGCCGGTCCTTGCCGGATCGTGTTCCGCCGTCGTCACCCTTGTACCAAGGATCTGCGTCATACTCGTTGATGAGGGTTGCGACCTCAGAACGCGCCGCGTTGTCGAGAAGGATTCCGACCGCAGCCTGACAGCACGCCCACTCGATAAGGTTCTCTTTGGTGTCGAGTCCCTTACCTGCGCCGGACGCGCGACTGTAGCCCTTGCCGTCCTTGGAGTACCACCAGCGTTTGTGTTTTCCATCGCGCCCCTTGCCTTCTCGCCATTCCCCTGTCAGCGGTCCCGCGTCGGGGGGCATAACGATTGGCCTGTCCCAATAGTCTCGTTTTACTTGATAGTCAGTCAATCGTTACGCCGCCCCCACGGCAGTTTCAGTTAGTCGTGGTCGTAGTGCTCGACATCGAACTTGTAGCTGTCGCCCTCGCGGACAACGGTCACTTCTGCCGGGTCGCCGAACTTCTCATGCAGGATCGCTTCGTGATGCCCGCCTTCAACCGCCGACTCGACGGCCTGCATCGCGGCCTGAATGTCCTTGCGGACAACACCATTGACGAATAGTTCACGGTCGTCGTAGTCCACCGGAGACTTACCAGCCGGATACACTCGCGCTGACCGTCCAGTGCTTGGATCGCGGAACCACTCACCGTACGAGTGAGTCTCGAAATAGTCGGAAGGCCAGTCGCCCGACGAGCTAATGAACCCATCCTCGTAGTCGCCCGCATCCTCATCGGTATCAACCAGCTTCGTGCGGGCCTCGTGAACACTGAACGTGCAGGCGTCGCCGTCGTTGAAGTACGGCGTGTACTGCGTCCACCGAACCGACACCACCTCAGGAAAGGCGAACAGGGCATCGAGTGCGGCGACTAGCTCTGCCGGGTCGTGCTGCTCGCTCTGTCGCCGTCCGTAGTACGCGATGTTGCCGGTAATCCCATGGCCCAGAAAGCCATCAGTCATCATTCCCCCTGCTTTTATTCGGGTGAGGCAGAGCCTGCTCCAAAAGCTCTTCTCGCCCAATGAATTTGTTACGTTTACCGCCCATCCACACCTTGCAAGTCAGACAGGCAGACCAGTCAGCCGGAGAAGGAATCCAGCCCAAATCCTCCACAACATGGTTCTCCGCGATCTCTCGGACAAGAACCTTCTTGCCGTCCGAATTCTCGATGTAGCGGCCAAACACTTCCTGGGCCATCCACGGGCCTTTGGAGTTGTGGAGGTACTGGCGATGCGACACGTCACCCACGACGCTCTTGAATTGGTCGATCCATTCGTGGATCGCTATGTAGTCGTCGGGCTTGCCGCCAAAGTGGCGTGCGCTAGCCTCCGCGTGGATCTGTGATTGCGCCATCCACTCCCCCGAGCTGGACGATGGTCCACTTGCCGTCTTCGTCGTCGTACGGCGGGTCGTCGTCCTGCTCTTCCCGGAAGTAGTGCCCGCTCGATTCCACCCACATCAGACCCTTTCGGGTTTGAACCGCGACCTCGAAGCCACCATTTACAGTGGTGCGGTAATACAGCCTTCCGACCGGCACGGGCGGTTTGTAGACGACTTTCCAGTCAGCCACGTCAGCATCGATAGCCCAATAGACTGCGCCATTGGGTTTTGACAGCATCCACCGCGCGGTAACCGCGTTGTGTGGCTCAGCGACACAGACGGCGTACACACCCTCAGTTGATTTACGGGACGTGCCCGCAGGGTCCAGCAGCACCGTCATTTCACGCCTCCAGTACGCTGCCTACGCACTTTCCGTCGAATTCGACTCCGCTCCAGCTTGACCTTCCCAACACGGCGAGCAATACGGCGACGCTCCGCACGTCCAGGAACCGGGAACCACTTCTTGTCGTCGCTGTCCATCATTAGCCCGCGTACTTCTTGATGTACTTGGGCGGGATTTCGCCGTACTCAATCAAGCCCTTAAGAATCTTGAGAACCTGCTTAGTAGTCCAGCCTTCCCAAAAGAGGATGTCCGTCTGCTCCGGCTCCATACCGAGAATATCTGTGGCGCGGGTGCCGATGTATTCGATTTCCCCGTCTTCTGTCCGAACATGATCGGCGGATACCTTATCCGGATTACCGAGCAATGCATAACTGGAGATGACGAATTTATCGCCCTCCAATTGGCAGGCCCATCCAGCAACACATGCCGCCGTGCCACATGAGACCTCAACCGGAGTCCCGAGCGCGGTTTTTGGCAGGTCTGCGCCCGTAAACTCCGCCCAAAGCCTCTGATTGTGCTTTTCGGGGTCCATCTTGATTAGGTCACGGATCGCCTTCAAACGCTCCACGTTCAACGTCATTGTTTCTCCCTGATAGGTGAGTAGATACGAGAAAAGCCGACCAGCACCCCCCGAGGCTGGTCGGCTCAAACGCGGCTAAACAGGACACACATTTTTGATATTGAATGCAATCAATTGTGTTTGGTTGCTGCTTATGTCCTCAACCGCATATTTACTGGACCCTTGGTTTGATAACAGCGCTCTACCCTTGAGCCACGCCAACCTTCACGGCGGGCGACGGGACTCGAACCCGTACCTCCGGCTTTACTATGCAATCGTTTAGTTGCTGTAAAGGTCCACACTGGACGCATTATATTTTCACCAAATTGAAAGTATGTTTAGTTGCTGTATGCGTCCACAACCATCTTTACCGTAACACTGGGGGGACGACAGTCCCAACCAGTTGTCACAACAAATTCAGTCGATCATCGAGCCAGTCAATGATCTTGACCGCTATCCCCATCACGAAATAGCCCAACACGGAAACCACCAGCACCCCTACACATAGGAGACCAAGCGCCCCGAGCAGTCCCAGGATCGTCATACGACGATCCGCTCGTACCGAGGGCTGTTCACCACCGAATCCACCAGCTCGCGCGGAGTCTTACCCTCCACGGCCTGGCTGAACGTCGTAGGCGAGAACCCCGACACCAACGTCACATTGCCGTCGTGGGCAATCGCGGGCTGATTACCGATGCGCCCGTTGACATTCCAGAACACGATATGCGGCAGATACAGCCCATGGCGGGCATATTCTGCCTTCGCGGCCTCGAACACCGTGGACCAACTGTGGCTGCGACCAAGCGGTGCCGCCTGATCAAACTCCATGTCGGACACGATATAGAGCGTCTTAGGGACGCTTCCCGAACGGATACCGGCCTGCAAGATTGCATCCAGTGCCGCAACGATGTTCGTGTTGTAGCCCCACGAAGACCGCTGAATGTTCGACAGCTTGTCGGCCAGGCTGCTTCCCGTAACCGTCACAAGCTCCGGCTTCTCAGAGAACGTCATGAAGTAGCCCTTGAACGGACCCTTGTTACGCTCCGCGAAATACAGTGCCAGCGACACCGACACCGACAGCGGTCGTCCCCACATCGAGCCGGACACATCAGCCATCACGATGGCGTCATTCCCGCGCGTGTAGTCCGGCAGGTTCTTCCACAACGCGTTGGCCGCGCTCGCCTCGCCGCTCCGCTGCGCCATGTCGTACAGCTCGTACGGGTACAGCGTGGACGTGTTGGCCTTGACTTCGCCACGCTCCAGAGACTCCAGATACTTCGCATAGCGGCCATCCGTGTTGCGCCAGAATGCCTTTACGTGGCGTCGGTGCGCCTGCCCCGGCAGCTTGGAGAAATCGATCTTGTCCCAACGCTTCCGCGACATGTCAGTCTCAAGCAGGCCAATCCGGTCACGCAGAGCGGACAACAGCTTTCGGTACGTCCGCTGATCCAAGCCGAGACGCTTCCGAAGGTTGATCTGCAACTTCCGGCGCTCCGCGCTCTTGACCGAATCTGAAGGAAGCCACTTCGCGAGCAACGACATCGCCTTACCGGCGTTCGCGTTTACCGCATCTTCCTCAAGCTGATTCGCGATCAGGTAAGCCATACCCTCGGTGACATTCGCGCCGTCGTAAAAGATGTCATCCCAGCGCCCATACTCGGGGACGTGAACCAACAGCTTCTCAGCCAGCGCCGCGTCCATGATTGCAAGGCTGCGGTAGCACTCGCGGAAGACGCTGCGCTCGCCCTGCCCGCCGCGCACATCACGCAGATAGAACAGGGTGCGAACTGCTGACTGCCGATCGAATCGGAACGCCTTCTCGAACAGCTCAGCGGCCTGCTTCTCCTTGCCGCGCATAGCACCCGCCGCGCTAAAGAAGTCCACGACGGGATCAAGACTCGACTTGTTCGTTACCGCGCCGTTGGCGGTGCGGCCAATGTTGTTGCCGCGCTGCAACTCCTGAATGAAAGTTGTCATAGCAGTTCATGCTCCTGAAAGTGTTTCTCGAACGCTCCCGCAGGCTGGTTGACGAGCGCGTTGCTCTGCGCGGACAGCAGAAGGTATGACCCTGGCTGCATCTTCGCGCCGTTCACGTAGACGTACTCAAGCGTGCCGTCCCCCTTGAACTTCACCTTGACCGTTACCGACTTCTCCGTTGCCTCAGCGAGTTTCGATGCGATCTGCGTGACTGCACCCAGGTTGCGGCCCGTGATCTTCGTTGAGAACGGAAGGGTAATCGCGCGGTGTAACGCACGTTTCAGTCCGGGGATAGCCGGAATCTTGTTCTTGCTCATTTGTTGCTCCAATCGCAGGACAGCCCACCCTTTTGGTACGACCGGTAGACGACGCACGTCCGCGTCACTCCGTCCACGTTGACATGTGCCACCGCTAACTCAGGATCGGTTGTACTCGAACGTTTTTCGGTTGTGCTCGGACGCTGTTCGGTATCACACCCGACGAGCGAGCCGGTAAGACCGGCAGCGATAACGCCACCGGCCACCAACGCCATCGCGCGCTTACCTCTTGTCACAGCGATTACCGCCTCCGCCACCCACGAACGGCACAGGCGGGCGCGAACCCGAGCCACCGCGACTACCCGAACCGCCCTTACCGCCATGACCTCCACCATGACCACCGCCACCAGGCTTGCTCACAGCAGCGTCCGCAGACGCGGAATTGCGGCAGTCGCGCGGCTGGCACGCCGCCAGGCCGATAACCGACCCGGCGACGACCACTGCCACTACCAGTGTGCGTATCAACGCGGCCCCATCTGCTGCGGCACAACGTAAGTCGGCTGGTACGGGTTACCGCCCTGACCGATCAACTGCGCGCGCAGGTACGACTCAATGTCGGGGAAACCTGCAATCTCGGCCTGCTTCTGCAACGCCTGCTGACGCGCCACCTCGGTCTGCGACTGGGCAGCCTTCACCTCCGCGTCAGCGGCAGCCTTCTTGGCGTTGGCCTCAGCCACGCTGGACTGCTCCTTGTTGATCGCAGACTTGAGATTGGAATCAACCGGCTCCGGCTTCAACACAGTCACCTGAAAGTTCGTGAAGTACTCCTGGCCATCCGTGCGCGCCTTGGACGCATTCGGCAGGTTGGCCTTGAGCGCGTTCTGGAACTCCACGCGCACCTTCTCGTCGTTCCAGATCTGACGCCACGTGTACTTCTGCGCCACCTGGGTAAGGGTCTGCTCAAGCGGCTGGCCGACAACGTAATTCACCAACTGCACCCAGCCATCCGACTGGCTGCCGTCATCCTTGAGCCAGCCCTGATACTTCGTACCGAAGTCGCGATGGAACTGAGACAGCTTGTCGCAATCGGTGGTGAGGTCCATCGTCACGACGACGGGCACCTTCAACTCTGCCGGGGCCTCAGCACTCGACACCACCACGTACGGTGCGTGCTCAGAGCCCTGGACTCCTGTCGCGTCCCAACTGATCTGGCGGGCCGGGTAGCGGTACACGTTGACCGCGCCGCCGTAGGTCTTGGAGGTTTCTGCCTGTCGGCACTCCAGCACCTTCGGATCGGTCGGGATCATCACGTAGTCGTCCACAATAACGGCGGTTTGACCGGCAGGGACCTGCGCCATGGTGCAGGCCGACATGGTGATGGCAGCCGCAGCGGCCATGCCGAATACAGCGAGCTTGGAATTCATCGGTAGTTGAGACCCTTCATATAGTCGTTGAGTGAATCGTTGATTTGTTCTTGACGTTGCATGTCGTACTGTTCTTGTTCACGTGCGAGCAGTTTTCTGGCGTGTTCTTGACGCTCGGAACGCGGAAGCCATAACACCGGGTCGTCCAACCCTTTGACTTTCCGCTTCCACATGTCGCGGCTCATCGTCACCCACACGGAATAGACGACCAATGCGATAATGCCCAGGACAGCCAGTAGCAGCATGAGTCGCATCAGACCGTCCTAAGTGGTGGCTGGAATCCGAGTTCCGCGATTTCCTGACACACCGCTGCGCGTTGATCGACTAGCGTTTTGATCTGGGTGTCAATCTGGCCGATTATCTCGGTCAGCATTGTGCGTTCCACCCACTTCTCACTTGCTTTCATCTTGAATGAACCTCACTAGTGCGCGATAGTACTTCTGCGCCTCGGGCGGCATGCTCGCAAATTTCGCTCCATGTGCACTCACGGATGGTGACTCACCATGGGCATGTGCGCGGGCTCGGTCGATCAACTCATCCAGCTCATCAGCCAAGAAGACTCTGACTTGAAGCAGGTCTGATATCCGCTGCTTGTGCCAAGCTATTTCAGCGTCCAGGTCAACACCCGACGAGTAATAGTGGCCACCTACCACAACCTGTGTCTTGTTGGCGCGGGTGACCTCGTTTGGCTCAGGAAATTCCACTGATTCCGACATCGGCACCAACCTTTCGTTCCGTGAATAGAGTGTTCGAATCAAGCGTTGTTTCGTCACGGTCCAATCCGGTAACAAAGGTGCGGCGCTCTCCATACCAGTTCTGATAACGGACGTGGTAATGACCGTGAAAGAACATTGACGGGTTAACCACATCAACCACCCGACCGACTTTCCGGCGATGTTCCTCACTAGCCATCAACTGATCGACCGGGAAATCGCCGCCCTTGGTCGCAGTCCCGATACCCGGAATGTCCACACCGAACGGGGCATCGTGGGCAACAATCACATCGACCTTGCCGGGTCGCGACGCATACTCGATCTGCTCGTCAGTCAGGGTCTCCCCCGGCCACCACGAAACACCCTCACGCCGCCATGGCTTATCGACTGAATAGGCCCCGCCGAGTGCCATCCACGTCTTGCCCCACCAGTCCCAGCGGAGCCCGCGCGGCAGGTGCGCAATACGCGGATACCCGTCCAGCGTCAACGCCGTTGCACCCGGCATGTTTTCGATGCACGAATGATCCTCGTGATTGCCGTCGATCCAGTACAGGACGATGTCGCATTCCTCAAGAGCGCGGTGCATGACCCGGAAGTACTTGCGGGTGTCCAGACCTTCTATGCCGTCTCGCCAGTACCCGAAGTCCCCAAGCTGGAGAATCGCGTCCGCGCCATTGCGCTTGGCGTGGTGAATAGCCTTGACCGCCCACATGGCGTTGCCATGCCAGTCACCGGCCAGCATCAGCTTGGCTGGCTCTTTCACTCGCGCTCCCTACGTCGGGCCGCGCCGCGTCCGCACGTCGGCAAGATGCCCTTTTCCGACGCGTAGCAGTGCAGATGCAATTGCCATTCGTCGCCGTATGACGACCCGCACTTAAGCGGGCACTCGTACCTACCCATTGACTAACTCCCTCCTGGTTGGCTTTGGGTGGTGATTGCTTTCGATCTGTTCGGCCAGCTCAGCCATGTGTGAAATAAGCTGGCGCGCTTCCGGAATGAACCTCCGGGCAGGATTGGCCTCGATCTCCTGCAATCGGCCATCGCAGCAATGCCACTCGTCAACGAGCTGCCTAACAGCGCTTAGGTATTGCCTGTCCGCGCCGTCCTGGCGCATCTCGAACCCGGACGCGCGCACCACCTTGCGCGACGGCTTACGTGAACCGCGTTCCCACAGCCGCAATCCCGAGTGGCGTTCGATGGCCTTGACGAAATTGCGTATGCCGTTCACATCCGACGATGTAGACGGAAAAGCCACCGTTCGGCCCGACTTGACGTGTCGCACAACGCGGTGGCCACGGCTATCGAAACCTTCATCGACCCACATGCCAGATGCAATCGCCGCCGTAAAGGCTTTCCTGTAGTCGTTGTCCACCGGAATCAGCCCCGCTGCCCGTGGACATTCCATGGCTCCACCCGGAGACCCGGCAACTGCCCCTTCTCCGTGACGAGAACCTTCCGGCGACCACCGACCGTGCAGCCCGGCACCCCACGGTCCAACATGACATCGATGGCGTGGGAGCCAGGGCGTCCATCAAAGGTGAATTTGATTCCCCTTCGCCGAGCGAGGGTGCCCAGCGCCCTCGTGAACTGGATGGGCATTTCATCTCGCGCGCTCGGGCGTGAAACCATCGCCATGGTCAACCAGGCGTCGAGTAGTTTTTCTTGCTGCAACGACAGTTCCCGTAGTCGGGGCCCGCGCGGGCAACCTAGATTGATAGCCATAGTTTCGGCCCCTCTCGGTGTGTGAAATGGGAGGAAGGAGTTGGTTTTTGGCCGACAAAGGAGCGCAACCTGATCCGGACCCCTCACCCAAAAGTCCGCAGACGAGGAAAACAGTGAAAACCTCGTCACTCGGTGCGCTCTACTTTGTCGGCTCGCGCACGCCCAGGAATCGAACCTGGCGACCGATGGCACGGCAGAGCAGGCTAAACCTTCTCTTTTGGCTACCGTGGCTGGCCGGAGGCTATGAATCCAGCCTCGCGCGCTCCGCACGAAAACGGCATATCTACCTCCACCCCTGAAATGGGCTGGGTGTGGTGACACCGGAATTGACCGGCTCCCGTACATCCGCCGTTTTCGTGCATTAATGCACACATATTCAGTGCTGACCTCACTTGTTGGCGAAACGCACAACCACCTGGACACACAACACAGGTGCCCCGACAACGGGGGTACTTCGTATAGTCAGCTATTAAGTCTGTAGTTCGGTGAGCTGAAAGCCGCGTTACGCGACTTATGTTCTTATTATCTCACCTGATGTCCGACATTCGGAAACCATTTCACTCAATTCATAGGGAACTGGTTCTTCATGGTTAAGAATGTTGGCCAACGCCAGCGCCGTCAAAGACAGCACGGCATCTCCGGATTCGGCCAGTGTCACCGCGAAATCCCTGACCCGCTCAAGTTTCTGCTTGGCCTCGTCAAACAGCAGCTCAAGTGCTGCACGGTCAAGTTCCGTTTGGAACGAACAGCTCATCAGGCAGACCTCCGCTGTAATGCGCCCGTGGTGTGGGCTGGTGTCCATGCAAACAACTGGTTCGGGTGGCAACCCAACGCTGACGCCAGCGCGGCAACCGTCCGATCCGAAGCACGTGCTTTGCCCGACAACACACGCCCAAGAGTGTTCCTGTCGATGCCCGCAACAGTCGCAAGCTGGGAATCCGACTGAATCCCTTTGCGCTGCTTGGCATCTGAGATGTGTTCATGGATGGGCGTCAGTGCCCATGTGGTTGTCGGTGACGTTCTCACGGTTCGAGAGCTTATGGGCGTCACGCGGTCACCGGCAAGCATAGTGCGGTATTTAGACAGCAGTTAGCTGTCCAATGACGGCTGTCTGCGCTGCTCAGCATGCATAAGGAAGTGGGCAGAATGCTGTCTTTTTCTTGCAGTCGGCTGGGCGTGTCGCTACCCTGATCCCCATGAGGAAACGAATCGAGTTCTATCTTTCGGACAGGCTTCAACGCCGCGTCACCGTAAAAGAGGTGGCAGATGCCATGTCCTACGACCGGAACCATTACGCCAAGCTCCGTGACACCGACTCGATACCCGTCGAGCGCGTACAGGAAGCTCTCAGAAACCTAGGCCTCAACGAGACCGCCGTCATGGTCGCTCTGGTAGAGCTGGGCTACCAAGATAGAGAGGCGATGCGGTCAGCGACCAGCTACCTCGATAGAGAACAACCAGCGACCGCAACCGTAATCCGCCTCCCCCACTGGGGAACCGAAGTCCCCCTCCCCGATAATCTCGAAAATCTAGCAGCCAGCCAGCCCGACGACAGCGACGACACCGCCTGAAAAGCCCAAATAGAAATGACACGGATGTAACTCCAGGTCAGAGACGGTTTCTGTCGGTGCCGTGCGCTACAAAGGTCGCCATGGGAGGAACTGTGGGCGCAAGAACCAACGAATGGAACCCCTGGATGCACGCCGGGGAGAACTACCCTCACCTCACCATCTGTTGCAGCACGAAACTGCCACCTGGCATAGCCGGGTACACCGACTACCGCACCACAATCTGGCTGGCCCCACACCTGGACGCATGGGGCCGAAGATTCCACCTCACACACGAACTCGTACACGTAGAACGCGGCCCCGTACCGAAACACCTGACAGCGGCAGAAGAACGCATCGTAGACAGCATCGCAGCCCGTAGATGTATTCCATTCACGAAACTACGACAGGCGATGTCCGAGACAGATGACTGTGCGATAGCCGCCGAGAGATTATTCGTTCCGCCCCACGGCCTGAAAGTACGACTCCGCACACTCACCGTGACCGAACGTGAAACATTACGCGAAGATAGACGGCACGCCTGGACCGCCTAG